GATTGCCTATGAAATCCAGGTGCGCGGCTGATGGCCGGACTCTTCGCCCGACAGGTCCAGCTGGTTTCGGAGCAAGTCGGTGAGTTGCGCCGCCAGGCCCTCATCCAGCTTGCCAATCAGTCATTTGCTGCTGCCGACAGGCAGAATACCGAGATCCTCGGCCGCTCGCCGGATTTTCAAACGATCGTTGACGGCCAGGCGGGTGCCAGCCCGGATCGGGTCAAGCTCGGCGGCACGATCGTCTATCTCTTCAAACTTGGCTCCGCCACCCTGCAAGAGGCCGTCGATGACGCTTTCCGGATGCTGGCAGAGCTATCGCCAGTCCAAACCGGGCGGTTTCAAAACAGCTTTCGGCTCTTTGTGAATGGTGTCGAGCAGAATCTGGTCGCTGGCGGCGAGGCGCTTGAGCTGCGCGATGACGACGAGATTCAAATCACCAACCTGCAGCCATATGCGCGCAAAATTGAGCGCGGCTGGAGCAGCCAGGCGCCGAACGGAATCTTCGAGGTCGTGGCTGCAGGGTTGAAATCCCGCTATGCCAGCACATTGCGCATCAACTTTGCTTATGACCGCTATCCCGGATTTGAGGTTGGTGCAGGGCGCCGCGGCGCGGCGCTGAATTCACATTCCCGCGAAGGTCGAGCCGACTTTGACAGGGCTGGCCGATATCCGACGATCTATCTGAGGTCCAAATGACCAGTGCGACTCCCGCCGCAGCGATCGAAAGCCGTCTGCGCGCTGGCTGGTCGACCGCACCCATCTATCTCTCCACGGATATCGAGAATCTTCCGGATACCCCCGCAGCTTTCGTGGTCCTAGAGTTTCCGGGAGCCATCGCCGGACAAATCACGATAGGGGTGCCTGGCAGCAACACCTTCCGTGAAGAAGGCGCCTTCCTTGTGCATGTCCATGTCCCGCAGGTCAATGAAGTGGGGCAGGGCACAGGCGCCGGGACCTTGGCGCGCACCTATTGTGAGCAGATTGCTGCACTTTACCGTGGGCAGCAGCTGGGCGGCGTGTCGTGCCATGCACCACACCCGCCGCAAGAGACAAAGCCGGTCAACGGCAACTACGTGCGTCTGAGTTTTAGCGTTCCATATCAATGGGATCTTCTCGCCTAGCCCTGCTTCAAAACACGGCCGTCAACGGCCTCGCATCAAAAGCCGCCCTCTCCGGGCGGCTTTTTCTTTGAAAGGAGATATCCGTGTCGGATTCAAATCGTATTGCCCAGGGCATCGCGCAAGAGACAACCTATGGCGTGATCCCGACGACCCCCGCCTTTGAGCCGATGCGGATCACGCAATCTGGCCTTCAGTTCAAGCCGAAGACCGGCACATCGGATGAGATCCGATCCGATGCGCAGCTGACCGACCTGATTTTGCTCGGTATGGACGCCAATGGGCAGGTTGGATATGAGCTATCGTATGGCACGCTCGACAGCGCCATTGCCAGTGCATTGCGATCGGCATGGCAGGCGAAACCAGTCATTCTGAACATCACGGCCGATACCAGTATTACTGATGCCGGCACGACGGCCAATACCTACGCCGTGGCGGCAAACGGTACCAACTTCAAGCTTGGCCATCTTTGCCGCGCGACTGGCTTCACGAACAGCGCCAACAACCAGATCTTCCGTGTTGCGAGCTCAACGGCCACCACGGTGGTCGGGACGGCGCTAGCGCTGACGGCCGAGCCGGTTCCGCCGGCCGGTTCGCAGCTCCAGGTCATCGGGTTCCAAGGTGCCTCGGCCGATCTCGCTGCTACGACGGTCGGTGGCAATGCACTTACCTCGACTGCTCTTGACTTCACGACCCTTGGCCTTGTTGTCGGCGAATGGGTCAAGATCGGCGGTACGGCGGTTGGCGAGCAATTCGCGACGGCCGGCAACAACGACTTGTGCCGCATCAGTGCAATCGCGGCCACTCGTCTCAGCTTCGATATTGTGCCGGCGGCCTGGGCCACCGATGCCGGTACCGGCAAGACACTTAAGGTCTGGCTCGGCGACTACATCCGCAATGGCACAACGCCATTGTCGCACACGATCGAGCGCCGCTATCTCGACCATTCTCCGGTTACCTATGAGTATTTCCGCGGCATGGGTTACAACACGTTGGAATTTGATGCTCAGCCGGAAGACAAATTCAAGGTGCTGGCGAACTTCATCGGCCAGGACGTCGTTACCCAGACGACGCGCACTGCCGGCGCCACCGACCTCACGGCGACGACGAGTGCCGTTCTGAACACCTCAGCCAACGTGGGCACCCTTTACGAAGGTGGTGCGGTGCTGCCCGGCAAGAATTACGTCATGTCGGCCAAGATCACGATCAACAACAACGTCAGGAGCCAGCCCGGCATTGGCTATATCGGCGGCGTCGGCCTTGGTTGGGGCGAATTCAACGTCCAGATCGCTCTGGGGACCTATTTTGGCTCCAAGGCGGTCTATGACAAGGTGGTCAACAACACCAAGTCGTCGTTCATGTTGGCCGTCAAGCGCCCTGACGAAAACAACCGGACGATCCTGTTCGATTGCCCGCGTCTGAAATATGCCGATGGCGGTCCGTCGGTGGGTGGCAAGAACCAGGATGTCATGGCCAATCTAACGGCCCAGGTCCTGATGCACGAGACCTTGGGCTATACCATTCAACTCCAACGGTTCCCCTATCTCGAATAGGTCAACTGAATCGGCGCCGAATACGCCGACAAGAATGCGCGCATGGGCGGGCGGTCGTATCGGCGGCCGCCTGCATCCTTCCGATAGAGGATATCTCAGATGAAACTCTCCGACCTCCAGGTCAATGCTGCCGCTATCGAGCAGGGCGTCTGGATCGACAATATTCCCGATTGTGGTGATCTTCGGATCAAGACGAAGGGGATCAACAACACGGCTTGGCGCCGCCTGTTCGCCAGCCTAATTCGGGCGTTGCCGAAATCGGCCAAGCGCGAAGGTGCGTCACCTGACGAACTCGATGCCATCAATACCCAGTGCCTGATCGAGACTTGTTTGATCGAATGGGAAAACCTCGTCGATGACAATGGGGTTCCGATCCCTGTCTCGGCCGCCAAGGAGATGCTGGCTGACCCGAAATGGGGCCGCCTGCGAGACGCTGCGTTTTATGCCGCATCCTGGGTCGCCGATCAGAGCGACGAGAGCCGGAAGGATGAGGAAAAAAACTAACAGACTGCCTGATCGACCGGCTTTCGGTCGGGCAGTTTGCGGGTCTGGTTGCTCGCGCGGCCATGGCGGCTGGCGACGAGCTGCCGGGCTTTGCCCTCGATCGACCAGAGGTCTATCCACACCTCTGGTACATCTGGGAGGCGTTCCACCATTTGAGCCGCGCGCGCGAGCGCCAGCTTGTGGATACGCCAAAGGGATTTAAGACCATCTATCGACCACTTCGCTTCGCGGATATCGATGCAATGGCAACGAGGATCGGTATCATCGACTTCGATGAGTTTGCCGATTTCCACTACTTTCTTTCAGCCATGGACGGTGTGTTCTTGACGCACACCGCCGAGGGATAACGATGGTCGCCGCCAGCCAGTTGCAAATGATCAGCGAGGTCGTGATCAAGGACTCGGCCTCGGCGACGGCTGACCGCGTCGCGGCCGCCCTTGACAAGCTGAAGAATTCCGAGGCTGGCGTTCAAGATACGACAGTCAAATCATCGCGGGCAATCGAGCAATCTGCCCGCAGTTTCGAAGCATTGAAGCGCAGCGTCGACGATAGCTACGCCAAGCAGCAGCGCCTGGCGGATATCCAGGTGAAATTGCAGCGTGATGTGGCGCTCGGTACCGCCAGCCAGGACGAAGCGAATAAGGTCCTGCAGCAGCAGGCGGCGGCGCTCAATGTCGTGCTTCCGGGCATGGACAAGCTGAGCCAATCGTTCAAGCTCAGCTATACGAATGTCGAGATCCTGCGTTCCGGCATGATTAATACCGTGCAGTCGATCGCTGCCGGCATGGATCCAATCCAGACCTTGACAACGCAGCTCTTCCAAACGGCGCCAGCCTTTGGAGAGGTTGCCACAAAGGTCGGTTTGGCTGGCACGTCACTGGTCACTGTCGGCGCCATAGCAGGCGGTTTGGCAGTTGGTCTTGGCATTCTTGGCGCGGCTTGCTATCAAGGTGCGAAGCAGGCGGAAGCATTCCAGCATGCGCAGATTCTAACAGCAAACGCAGCTGGGCTTACGGCCGGATCGCTGGATGCCATCGTGTCTTCAGCAACTCAGGTGAGTACAATTGGCGCGGGCGCCGCTCGATCTATTGCCACGGAAATGGCCGCTACCGGCAAATTCAGTGCATCGCTGATCGGGCAGCTTACCTCGATGACCGCCGATTATGCTGCCGCGACCGGGGAAAGCGTGTCGAAGGCCGGTCAGGACCTGACCAAGCTCTTCAGTGACCCACAGCAGGCCATGAAGCAGCTCGACGACCAATATGGCCTGCTGAGCGTCGCGCAACGCCGGCATATCGATGATTTGATCGAGCAGGGCGATAAGACTCGCGCCCAATCCGAACTCGCGGATCACCTGAACGACCGCATT